CATAGTGCATTGGCGTTGCCGTAACGGAGATAGTCATGCGCTGCGTTACCAGTTTTTTCTTGCCAGTCAATGCTGGATTCAATCGAACGGGCTAGGGCATCACCTACAGATTCAGTGCGCAGGTACTCCATCAAGTATTCGTAGTATACAGATTCATGGCACCAGTGATCAATCTTTTTATTTTTCTTAACTACCCAGTTAACAAACTGTGGCACATTGACAGCGCGGATCTCTTGGCAGTAACGACCAAACTTAACAAATGCTCGGTAGTAGGGACTGGCAGAAAAATCCTTGAACGTTTTGTTCTTTGCTGTGCCTTGTGTGATTTCGTAAAATCTCAAGTAAGCCTGTAGAGCAATCTTAACACCTACCTCGTCCCGCTCAAGGTATCGACGTTTGGATTCACACACATGCGTGGCCAAGCTTGGTTCCCGCTTGAACGCACGGGCACAATGGTTGCAAGTGTATTCAGTCTTTGTCAGTGTGGCCGTGTTCACGCAAATACTCTTTCAAGTCTTTCTTGTTAATAAGTTTGGATAGTGTGTCAATATCCGATAGCTTGGTTGTGGGCATAAGCTCCATGAGAGTTTTCTTAATCTCATTAGATCCTGCTTCCTTCTTCTTGGGCGAGATCCACTGATGTCGATGTGTGCCCATGCCCGGACTCACAGCGGTAGCGCACAACCATTGTAGCTTAGGATGGCGGTTTATGGCAAAGAAGTGCTTGTTGAGTCGCTCGTTACATGAGATTAGATAAAACTCTTGCAGTTCTCGACTACCATGCACAGCCGATCCCCACCGTATCATAAGATAGTTGGAGAACTTTTTACGTTCCTCATCTGTAAGACTGTTATAAAACTCTCGATCCTTGAGATCGAATCGATTCATCTCATTTTGAATGCTAAGTTTATCCACGACGTATGCTGTTGATTGCGCTAGTTGCTTCGTCAAGTTGATTTTGCATGCGCCGCATTTCGCGTTGCATGATAGCAATAGTGCGGGATTGATCTTGTAGCCGTTGATCTAACAAATCAATCTTCGAGCCAACAACTTTTTGCTCAGGTGCCTGCGGTGGGGCCTCAACTTTGGGTCCACTTTTTTCGTATTGTTCCATACTACCATGCCTTGTCATATTGTACAACTTCACAGTTTCGACTAATGTCTTTTACAAAGTACACGCATCGAGGTTTCGGGCCATCATCAATTGGCACCGACAAAATTTGCCCATTTTTAAGCTTAGGCGCATACCAAGTTACTTCATGATAAACGTCTACGATCTCGATATCCGGAAAGCTGGGCCTAAAACTACTTAGCGGGTTGAACTCAAACGCCTTGAACCCACGATCATTGATACTGGTTAACGGTAGCATTTCTAAGTCACCTAGGTCTGGTTCTCCTATTAGGATTTGCCAGTCTACAGGCATTTTAATAGTCTTGTCGCCAATGCGTAACACCAGTGCAGGAGCGCTAAAGCTTTCTAAAAAAATCAACGGGATATAATAGTAGTCGGGGCCGTTAGGATCCGAGTTATCTAGAATAGCAAAACGCATGTCGTCAACTTCATCCGGAAGTGTGTCCAAGTCGTAGTGCTGATTCTCAAGGGTTAGGATTCTCATATTTTCATTATATACACTTAGTGGTAGAAAGTCAAGAGTTATCAACTTTTAAGATTCACGTCATTGCGATAACGTGTTAGTGCCTCTACCCAAACTGTGTATAGTTGTTTCGCCTTATCGGCATCAAAGTCCGCAAGCCCTAACTTGTTATATAGAATTTTCAACTGTTGCAAATATAGTACTTGGTCGAGATAGCAGGATGCATCCCAGTCTGTGGTCCAGTGCCCTGTAACAGTCCCGGTTAAATCATACTGTTGCTGAATAATATGATTAACAACAAATTGCTCGATAGGCTCAAAATCTGATTTAATTTTTTGATACTCTGGTAGTTGGTAATCATCCAATGACAGAGGAGGCATAATGGGCCAGGATTCAGCACGTTGAGTTTTCCACCAAGTAACAATGTGTTTCTTAATTTCCCAGGTGTGGTCGTTGCGGGTTATTTTTGGTATGCTGCCCGGTCGATATTTCTGCATAAAGTCTAGGTAATTCACAAATCGAATTATCTTAGCATTAGGCCAGGTTTGCAATAACCAAGCAAGCTGATTAGAGTTGTGTGCAACAACAAAAAAATATTTGTTTTGTTCAATAAGTTTAGGAATTACATTACTGTATTGCCAACTAGTAGACTCTGATACCCGAATTTTAAGATCTATAACGCTTCGAGTATTGCCAAATAATTGTATGCATCCTAAGTCAAGATCACGCCAAATTGGCGTGTTCATTGATTCATACCTGTTGCACAGCCAATCTAACTTTTGTTCAGAAGTAAGTGCAGTTAAATTTTGATGTGGCAATACTGAGTTTTGGCTTAGTGCTAAACTGTTCATAATGAACTTGCCACCTGCGCCGACCGGATAATTAACAATAATTATCCGGTCTGTAGCAAATTGGACCGGGGTCAACGACACCATTCTAGCTTTTCCTGGGTAAACGGATAGTTCGCTTCTTTATAAAACGCTTTACGCTTGGTCAAATGACGCTTGGCAAACTTGCAGGTGGATGTTATGTCCCAAATTTGAACATGATCCTTATCTTCTGCCTTGCGTATGCCACGCCCAATGCTTTGTATAACTCGAACAAAACTCTTACCTGGTTCCAGCATAACTAGATTAAAAATACGAGGAATATTGATACCTACCGCAGCAACACCGTATGTGGCTACAATGATCTTACCGGTTGATTCGGCCACTTCGTCATACTCATCTTGTCGTGCCCTGACCTTGGTTGATCCCGACACAAATACAGCACGATCTCCTAAGCGCTCAACTAGTGCCTGTCCCGCAGCCACACGGTCCACAAGCACTAAGGTGTTACCAGTTTCATTAACCTGCGTAACCAACTTAGCAATGGTATCAAGTCTGCCCGATTCCTCTAGCAAGTATTTAAGTTCAGCTTGATACTCTTTAAACTCCACATGATCCACTAACTGTACCACGTTTACATGGCACCTTGCTAGTACTCCACGGTCCTGTAGCTCGCTAGCAGAGAGGCGGTTTATCACAGGGCCTAAACTCACATGCAAGGCCTGGAATTCAAACGCTTCCTTGGGCACAGTGCCAGTAAGTCCCCACCGAATCGGAATCCGACTCATTACGCCTGTAAGCAGGGTCTTGAGCGCATCTGCTTTGGCCATGTGTACTTCGTCAACAATAACACAAACAACATCTTCTATAAAGTCAGCTATGGTAAATTCAACTGCACCATTTTTAGAATCTTTCAACAAGTTGTTTAAACTTTGCCAAGTGCAAATAGTATGCTTTTTGTTGTAGTCTTTACGATCCCCGAAATACACACCAACATCAAGACCTAGGTTAATATAGTCGTTCTCTGTTTGTGTCACTAAACTCTTGTTTGGCACAATAACAATACTACGTCCATAAGGTTGGATATTCCAACTCAGGGCAGCTGTCATGATAGTCTTGCCGGCACCTGTTGCGACTTCTTGAATGCACTGCGGGTTCCGCAAGTAGTTGTTAATAATTTCTACTTGATAATCCCGTAACGCAATAGGCTGACCTACCATGGGATGGCCTTTGGGCCACATGGTGTCCGAGAATGTATCTTCCTGCATAAGAGAAAACTCAAATGTGGTTGAATACTCGCGTCGGTCGTCTAGTTCAATATCGTAATCATACTGTTCCAGGATGGGAATAATCTCTGGTAGTAAGTTGGTATACGTGCTACCACCAAGTTGGAAGTATGCAATCTTGCCATCCCAGCGGCCCAGTCTCACTGCAGGCAGATATCTCGCAGCCGGGTTATCATACTTGAATGTATTGACTAATTTTTTACGCACATCTAAATCAAGGCCTTCTAACTTGATGTTTACTTCGTCACATATTTGTATTGTGCAATGTTTCATAATTGGTTATTGTTTGTATCCAGTCCAGAAATTCAACAGGGTAGACGTCCTGATATTGCAA